AACACCATAAGGAGTAAGCTATGAAGATAGAAAAAACATTAGATAAAATTACTAAAAAAATCGATCAAATAGAAAAGATGCACGATAAAGAGTCTATGCTTTGTGAAGAAGTAAAAGATTTAATCGAAGAAATCAGAGAAAATTCTTTAGAAGATGAAGATGGGTCTTGGGAAGAAGAAGATGCTGATGATTTAGAGGAAGACTTTGAGGAAGACGAAGAAGAAGATATTGACGAAGAAGACGATAAATTGTAAAAGACATTATGGCTAAAGATATTAAATTATATAAAGGTAGTTCAGAAATAATTATTAATGAAACTAATCTTGAACATTATTTAAGACTAGGCTATAAGCAAGAAAAAGAAACTAACAAAAAACCAAACAAGGATAAAAAGACATGGCAACACATCACGGAAAAGAAGGAGTTGTAACAGTTGGTGGAACAGCGATGGGCGAAGTGACTTCGTTCACACTAGAAACTACTGGAGATGTTGTAGAAGATACAGCTTTAACAGATGGAACTAAATCATTTGTAGCTGGAAGAACTTCATTCTCAGGAACAATCGAAATGCACTTTGACGAAACTGATACTCAACAAGAAACTTTATTAGCTGGTGCTTCAATAGCTTTTGTATTATTACCAGAAGGTAATACTGCTGGAGATGCAAGTTATTCAGGAACAGGTATTGTAACTGGTATGAGTATTAACAACTCAATGGATGCTATTGTTTCTAGAAGTGTAACATTTCAAGGAACTGGAACTCTAACTATCGGAACTGTATAATCTAATTTATGTCAGTTATTGATCGAGTTAAATCTCATTTTGAGACTCTTAAAACTTTAACTATTGAAGTTGAGGAGTGGAAAGATGAGCATGGAAATCCTAGTGTCTTTTATTCAGAACCATTAACCCTTGAAGAAAAAAATATAATCTTTAAGAAATCTGCAAACTTTCAAGATTTAACTGTTTTAGTTGATTTACTTATAATGAAACTTTTAGTTAAAAATGAAAAAGGCGATCTTGTTAAAGCCTTTAATCCTGAAGATAAATTTGCATTAAGAAAAAAAGCAGATTCAAATGTTATATCTGAAATTGCTAATAAAATCCTTTTAGATACTCATTACGAGGAAGCTGAAAAAAAGTAGAAAGCGACCCTGATGTAAGGTCGCTATTAATTATAGCAGAACGATTACATCTCACTATCCAAGAAGTTCTTGATATGCCTGTTAGCCACTATAATTTATGGTTAGCTTACTTGAAAAAAGAACAAGAACAGTATAAAACAAAACAATCATTAGCTGAAGCAAGGAATTTAAAATAATGGCAAACCAAAAATTATTTATTGATATTATAGCAAGAGAAAAAGTAAATAAAGTATTAGGTGCTGTAGATAAAAATTTATCTCGATTAAAAAAATCTGTATTTAATTTGAAAAATGCTTTTATTGGTTTAGGTGCTGGTCTTGTTGTTAGAAATTTAGTTAATACAGGAAAAAGTATAGAAAATCTTAGAACAAGATTAAAATTTTTATTGAAAGATACTAATGAGGGAAGCAAAGCATTTGACAATATGGCAAAATTTGCTTCTAAAGTTCCTTTTTCATTAGAAGAAATTTCACAAGGTTCAGGGATATTAGCAACAGTTACAGATAATGCAGATGATCTTCAAAAGATGTTAGAAATAACAGGGAATGTTGCGGCAGTTACAGGATTAGATTTTAGAACTGCTTCAGAACAAATACAAAGATCATTTAGTGCTGGTATTGGTGCGGCTGATTTATTTAGAGAAAAAGGTGTTAGAAATATGCTTGGCTTTAAAGCTGGTGCAAATGTTTCTATTGAAGAAACAGTAATGGCATTTGAAAAAGTATTTGGCAAAGATGGAAGATTTGGAAAAGCAACAGATGAATTAGCAAAAACATTTGAAGGAACAGTTTCAATGATTGGAGATAAAGTTTTTGCTTTTAAAAAGACTTTATTAGATGCTGGATTCTTTGAAGAACTTAAAAATCAATTTGGAGATTTAGATAAATTTTTGGAAAGAAATGCTGATGATTTAGATAGAATTGCAATATCAGTTGGAAGAAATTTAGCACAAGGAATGATTAGAGTTGTGCAAATTGGTAAAGACTTAATTCCAACAATTCAAAAAATAGGTTCTGGTTTAAAAAGTATTTTTGATGGTTTTATGGCTATGCCTGAATATGCTAGAACAACAGGAATAGTAGGTGCTTTTTTATTGGGAAAAAAAGGTGCTATAGGTTTAGCTGGATTAAGTTTTGTAATAGATAAAGTAAGAGATTTAGTAAGAGATGAAAGAATAAAAGATGGTTTAATTAATCCTCAAACTATTGAAGAAGCACAATTACAACTCATGAACATTAATAAACAATTAGAAGAAGGATTAAAAAAAGAATATGAGTTTGTAGATGTAAGAAACAAAGGATTAATGATATATGAAGATTATAAAAAATTAACAGCAGATCAAATAGCTGATTTAGTCAAACAAAAAGCAGAATTAGAAAATTATATTAGACTTGAAAGAATAAAAAATACTACAGCATTTGAATATACTAATACTTTACATAAAGGTCTAAAAACTCATGAACAAATATCTAAAACTTTAGAAGAACAAAAGAAAAAAACTGAAAGTGTTTTTGATGTATATTATAAATTACATGAAGGAATGAAAGAACTTCCAAAATCTTTACAAGGTATTGGTGGTGCATTAGATGGGTTTGGAGAAGGTTTAAGATCAGAATTTGATATTACAGTATTTGAAAGATTTAAAAAAGCTGGTCAAGATTCTTTAGGTGCATTAAAAAATTCTATAAGTGATTTTGTAATGACAGGTAAATTAAGTTTCCAATCATTGTCAGAAGCTATTATTAGATCAATCGTAGATGCTATGGTGGGTGCGGCGGTAACTTCTGCAATACAAAAAGCAACTGAAATTTTTAAATTTGCAGCAATTAGAGAAGCATTAGTATCTGCTTATAAAGCTGGTGCGAAAGCATTAGCATCAGTTCCTTTTCCATTTAATATTGCGGCGGCTGGTGCAGTTGTTGGTGCTGGTTTAAAATTTGTAGATAAAATTAAAGGCTTTGAAAAAGGTGGTGCAGTATCAAAAGGACAACCAGTCATGGTTGGAGAAAGAGGTGCAGAATTATTTATACCAAACTCAACAGGACAAATAACACAATCAGCTAGAGGTACAGATACAGGAACTACAAATATTAATTTTACTATTAACGCAGTAGATGTAAAAGGAGTTGAAGAATTACTATTAGATAATAGATCAACTATTGTAAATGTAATAAATGGAGCATTAAACGATCAAGGCAAAGAAGCATTGGTCTAATATGAAAAAGTATAAAATAACGCATAAAATAAATGCAGATTTTATTGCTGAAGTAATTGTTAATGAAAATGAAATTGATACATCAATAAATGATCTTAAAGAATATAAGAAACCTAATAGTAAATTTGAATATACTATGTTAAAAGGTACAGAAAGTGTAACCCAAACAATTTATGAAGAAGTTAATGAAGATAAAAAAGAATAAAAGGTATTAATTATGAGTGGCACATATCCTACATCTCCTGTATTTTCCTCATTAGGTTTTACTAGCCAACAAGACACTAAAATTACAACAACAGATAGTGGTAAGGTTTTTGCTACACAAATAGATGGTCAAAGATTTAAATTTTCAGCATCTTATCCACCAATGAGAAGAACTGTTTTTTCTCCAGTTATTGCTTTTATAATGAAACAAAGATCAAGAAAAGAAACATTTCAAATTACTTTGCCTGACCTTAGTGATGCAAAAGGAGATGTATCAGGAATTGTAAGCACAAGAGCAAGTGCAAATGCTGGTGCTACTTCTGTTGATATACAGAACATAACAGGAACAATTAAAGCTGGAGATTTTATTAAATTTAATACTCATTCAAAAGTTTATATGGTTGTTGAAGATGCAACTGGAGATGTTAGTAATGAAGCAACTTTGACTATAGAACCACCATTAAGATCAAATGTAGCCTCTGCTGTAACTATATTATATGATAATGTTCCATTTACTGTACGACTTGCAAATGATGTTCAAGAATTTTCAACAAGTCAAAAAGATATTTATAGATTTGAAGTAGATTTTATAGAGGCTTTATAATGCCCAGAGGTTTATCTACAATACTCCAAACAGAAATTGCAAAGCAATCAATTAAACCTATTGCTTTAGTTCAAATTAAATTTCCAACTACACAAAGATTTACAAATCACTATAAAGATATTGAAGTATCTGAAATATGGGATGATGCTTTAGGCTTATGGGATGATAGGGCTGGTAATTGGGATGAAGGTATAACTTATCTTGCGAGTTCTCATTTATTAAGAATATCTGCAAAGTCAGAAAGTTCTACATTAAATGTAAATTCTTTTAATATAGAATTATCAGCAGTAGAAAGTACATTTACCTCAATATTACTTAATAACAATGTTTCTAATGATGAAGTTGCAATAGATGTAGGTTTTATAAATGATAGCGAACAATTAATAGATGTATTTAATTATGCAAAAGGATTTATTGATAATTTTAGTATAGATACTAATAGTGGAATTATAAATATAAATTGCACTTCTCATTTTGGAGATTTTAGCAGAGTTACAGGCAGAAAAACAAATGAAGGTAGTCATGGTAGATTTTTTGAAAATGATACTAAAAGTTTTGAATTTTCTGCACAAACAATTAGAGATTTAAAGTGGGGTAGAGAATAATGGGTTTTTTTAGTAGTATTTTTAAAGCTATAACAAGTATTGTTACTGATGTTATTAGTTGGATAATTCCTGTTCCTGATATTCCTGATATTGGTCAGAATGAATTTGAAAAAGGAATTTTAGTTAATAAAGAATCTAATAACGCATCTATTCCTGTAGTTTATGGAACAAGATTACTAGGTGGAACTAGAGTATTTATAGAGGTTGAGGGAAACACCAATCAATATTTATATATTTGTTTAGTATTATGCGAAGGAGAAATTAATAATATTTTAAAAGTTAAAGTTGATGATAGTGATGTAACCTTTGATGCAGATTTTCAACATGGTGTAACTGTAACTTCTAATGATGAAAGATTTGGAACAAATATAAAAGTACAGCCATTTTTCGGTAAAGAAGATCAAGTACAATCCACATTATTAAATGAAGATAATAATTGGAATGATAATGCAAATAGAAAATTAAAAGGCATTTGTTATCTTGCTATACGTTTAGAGTGGGATCAGGACAAGTTTTCTAGCATACCAAAAATCCAAGCAGAAGTAGAAGGTAAAAAAGTTCCTGTCATAAATTCTAATTTAACTATTACAGAAAACACATATTCAAACAATCCTGTATTTTGTTTATTAGATTATTTAACTAATGAAAAATATGGTAAAGGAATTAACTATGGAGATATTGATAGACAAAGTTTTTATGATGCCTCTGTTGTAGCAGATCAAGAAGTCACTCCTTTTAGTGGTGCAAGTAATATTCCTCAATTTAGTTTAAATTTTGTTTTAGATACAAGTAATAAAATTTTAGATAATGTTAAATTTATCCTAAGAGGTATGAGAGGATTTTTACCTTATTCAGAGGGTTTATATAGATTAGTAATAGAAACAACAGGCACATCTATTTTATCATTAAGCAAAGATAATATTATTGGTGGTGTTAAATTATTAAGTGAGAAAAAGAACTCAAAATATAACAGAATTAATATTGACTACATATCGCCAGAAAAAAATTATGAAAAAGATACTTTAGTATATCCTGAAACTGATGCAGAACATCAAACATTAAAAACAGCAGATGGTGGATTTTTACAAGAATTAAATTTAGATTTAAACATGATTACAAACCCTTATCAAGCATTACAGTTTGGTAAAATAGTTTTAAACAGAAGTAGAAACCAATTAACTGTAGAATGTACTGCTACTTATGAAGCTATGAACTTAGCAGTAGGAGATATTGTAGATTTAACAGATGATATATTAGGCATGAGTGCTAAACCTTTTAGAGTAATTGGTTTGTCTATTAACTTTGATTATACTGTTCAATTATCTTTAGTAGAGCATCAAGATGCGTGGTATATATTTGATGAAAAGCAAGAAGTCGCTATTGTTCCTGATACTAATTTACCAAATCCATTTAGTGTAAGACCACCAGCAAATATAACTTTGAGTGATGAATTAATTGCATACAATGATGGTACAGTTATTGTTGCTTTAAATATTGCTATAACACCTTCTACTGATAATTTTGTTTATGAGTATCAAGTAGAATATAAAAAATCTACCGAATCAGAATATAAAGTTCATGCAAAAGGTTCTATATTAAATCAAAGAGTTTTAAACGTAATTGACCAACAACGATATGACGTAAGGGTTAAAGCTATTAACAGTTTAGGAGTATCTTCTACTTATATAACAGAAACAAATTATTTAGTTGTAGGTCAAGTTGCACCACCTTCAGATGTTGAAGAATTTTCTGTAAATATAATTGGTAAAGAGGCTCATTTATCATGGGAACAAATAAGTGATCTCGATCTTGCATATTATCAAATTAGATATTCAACACTATTAACAGGTGCTAGTTGGCAGAACTCTGTATCATTAGTAGAAAAAGTATCAAGACCAGCAACATCAATTTCAGTTCCAGCTTTAAAAGGAACTTATCTTATTAAAGCATTTGATAAATTAGGAAATGCTAGTGTTAATGCTTCTTTAATTAATACTAATATTGCACAAATTGGAAACTTTAATGCAGTAGTAACACAAACAGAAGACCCAACATTTACTGGAACAAAAACTAACTGTAGTGTTGTAGATGGCACTTTAAAATTAGATAATATTGCTTCAGATGGTATTTATGAATTTAGTTCTGTTATTGATTTAGGTGGAATATTTACAAGTAGAGTTACAGCAATATTAGAGCAATTTTCTGCTGACCCTGATGATTTATTTGATGATGGTAGAGGATACACAAATTTTGAAGATGTACCCACAAACATTTTATTTGATGGTGCAATTCCTCAAGGTGCAAAAGCTATATTACAAATAGCAATTTCTGATGATAATGTAACTTATACATCTTTTAAAAACTTTGTAATAGGAGATTACACAGCACGTTATTATAAATTTAGATTAATTTTATCTTCAAGAGATGCTAGTTCAATTCCTGTTGTATCAGGTTGTGAAGTTGTGGTTGATATGGAAGACAGAGTGATAAGTGGAGATGACATAGCAAGTGGAACAAGCACAAAATCTATTACATTTTCTAGTCCTTTTAAATCTACTACTTATGCGATTGGAATATCTGCTCAAAATATGTCTTCTGGCGATTTTTATGAAATTACTAACAAAACATCATCTGGCTTTGATATTGCTTTTAAAGATAGTAGTAGTACAATTATTGATAAGACATTTGACTTTATTGCAAAGGGGTACTAAAAGAACTTATGGCTCAACACGATTATGTAATAGCAAACCAACCATTTCCATCATATAGGAATGACCACAATAACAGCTTATCTGCTGTTGTTTCTAAAAATAGTGGTGCATCAGAACCTTCAACAACTTATGCTTATCAATGGTGGTATGATACAACAAATGATATTTTAAAAATAAGAAATGCTGATAATGATGCTTGGATTAACTTTGCGTCATTCGATCAAAGTAATGACAATTTTTCTTTAACAGTACAAGATTTAACAGTTAATGGAACTGGGGTAATTCCATCAGGAACTAAGATGTTATTTCAACAAACATCTGCACCAACAGGATTCACTAAATTAACAACACATAATAACAAAGCATTAAGAGTAGTAAGTGGAACAGCATCTACAGGTGGAACTAACTCTTTTACAAATGCTTTTAATTCTTCAAAAACTGTAAGTGGTACAACAGGAACTTCATCTGTTACTATTTCAGGAACTACTGCATCACATACTTTAACAACAAGTCAAATACCAGCACACACTCACTATATTGCTAATACAGATAATAACTTTCCAACTACTTTAGCAAGTAATACAGATTTTACAGTTACAGCAAACAGTAATGGTGGTGCTGGAAATAACGACTACATTATGTTCGCTAGTAATAATAATACAACTAATTTAGCTGGTAAAACAAGTTCTACTGGTGGAAGTTCAGGACACACTCACAATATTAGTGTTACATCAGGAAGTCATGCTCATTCATTTAGCGATAGTTTTAATTTAGATGTTCAATATGTAGATTTAATTATAGCAGAAAAAGATTAATGAAATTAGAAATTAAAGATAATTGTCCATTAAATAATTTTAAACCTTGTAAAAAATTTGATTGCAATTGGTTTATACAAGTAAGAGGAACAAATCCTCAAACTGGAAAAGAACAAGATGAATATGGTTGTGCAATTTCTTATCTTCCGTTATTAATGATAGAAAATTCACAACAAACAAGACAAACAGGTTCTGCTATTGAAAGTTTTAGAAATGAAATGGTACAAGCAAATTTAAACTCTATGAAAGTATTATTAAGTAATAAAGTAATGCAAAAAATTGAAAAAAAGGATAATATATAAAAATGGCACAAGATGGAACAACTGCTGGTGGGTCTAGTTATACTATAGATAATGTTACGTTTCCTGTTGGAAGAACGAAACTGCAATCTATATTTGATGCTATTCGTAGTACCAATATAGGAAATACTGCACCTGATCTTGTTGCTGGACAATTTTGGATTGACAACAATACACCCTCTACAACTGTTTGGACTTTATATTTTTATGATGGAACTGATAATATTTCTTTTGCAACAATAGATACAATTAATAACACAGTTAATTTTTTAGATAGTACCTTTGATTTAATAAATGATACCACTCCTCAACTTGGTGGAAACTTAGATTTAAACTCAAACGATATTACAGGAACAGGTAATATTAATATTACAGGAAACCTAACAGCAAGTGGCAATCTTACTTCTTTAGGTATCGATGACAATGCTACAAGCACAGCTATAACTATTAATAGTAGTAATAACGTAGGTGTTGGTACAAGTAGTCCTGCAAATTATTTTAATTACAATACTGTTACTTTAGGAGAAGGTGGAATAGGGAGTATATTACAATTAGATGGTGCTAGTTCAGGACATTATCATTTAGTTCAAAATAATAACGGATCTATGATTATAAGTGCTGACCAAGGCAATGTTGTAGGTTCAACAACAATGAACTTTCTTACTGATGGCTCAGAACGTATGCGTATCTCCAGTACTGGTCATGTAAGTATTGGTACAACTGCTCCAGTTAGTGGTTTAGCAAATTTTAGTCAATTAACTATTTCAGGTGGAGAAGGTGGAATAGTAATCAATTCAAATGATACAGGTGTAAATGATTATGGTCGTTTAGTTTTTACTATTGGAAACTCAACAGGTAATGAAGGTTTAATTAGGTACAATACTAACGATTATCATATGTCTTTTTGGACTAACGCAAAAGAACGTATGCGTATTGAATCAAATGGAAACATACAATTTTACGAAGACACAGGAACAACTGCTAAATTCTATTGGAATGCAGTTACAGAAAGATTGGGGATTGGTACAGCTTCTCCAACACAAGCATTAGATGTAAATGGTGCATCGTACCCATTGGTAATAAATAGTACAACTAGTAACCTTTATAAAATTCAATTTAAAGACAATGGAGTTAATAGAGGATATATAGGTTGTGGTTCATCAGCAGTTTTTAGTTTTGCAAATGCAAGTGCATCAGAATTAATGCGTATCAATACTGATGGTCAAGTTGGTCTTGGCTTTACTCCAAATTTAAGTGGAAAACGCATATATATTAATAGCACTGGTACTAGTGGAGTTGAATTACTTGAATCAGGAACAAGAAAAGGTAATTTTTTATATGACACAGTTAATAACTGGTTAAGCGTAGGAACTTCTCTTGCTGAGCCTCTAAGATTATATACTAACAGTACAGAACATATGCGTATCGACGCTTCTGGTAAAGTAGGAATAAACACAACATCTCCATATGGAAAATTTGAAGTACATTCTGGTGGTGGTGGCACTAATTATACTGGTTCAAGTGCAATTAAAAGTGGGGTTTCATGGGGAAGTGAATCAAGTTCACATACAATAGATTTATGGAATTATAATGAAGCTGATAATACTTCTGGAATGCTTCTTGTTCATGCAAAAGCTGATAGTAGTAAATGTGGAACTTTAATGTTATTATTTACAAAAAGGGTTGGACAGTTTGTTAAGATAACTACTATATCATCAAAGTTAGATGGAATGTCTACGTTTTCAGCATCTACATCTGGTAACAGTATAACTATTTCAACAGATTCAGACTGTGCAATATGTTGGCAATCATATTATGGAGTCTAAATTAACCTAAAATAAGGAGATAAACTATGGCAATAATTGAAAATTCTGTTGATAGAAAGTTTATTGACTTAAAAGGTTTTGATGGTTCATATGGGATAAATAAATTAGGAGAAATAATTAGCTATAAAAATAAAATACATAAAATTTTAAAACAAGATAATAGTGCTGATTATTTAAGAATAGGTTTAATTAAAAACAATAAAAGAAAAAAATATTGTATTCATAAATTATTAGCAGAAAATTTTATTCCAAATCCTAAGAATTATAAAATAGTTAATCATATTAATGGTAAAAAAAAAGATAATTCATTATCAAATTTAGAATGGTGTAGTGCATCAGAAAATTCTATTCATGCTTATAAAAATGGATTAATGGAAAATCAAAAAAAAGCAGTTAGACTTGCTGGAATAAATAAAAGAACAATTTCTTATGATGATGCAGAAAATATTAGAAATAAATATAATAATGAAAAAATATCACATAGGAAACTTGGAGAGCAATATGGTGTATCACATAGAGCTATCCAACAAATTATAAATTATGATACATATAAATTTAAAGGAGAACAATTATGATTGAATACACTTGGTCTTTTCCTAACTTTGAATGTGATTCAGAGAATAAGGTAAAGACAATACATTGGAGATATACAGCAGTAGATGGAGAATATTCTGCATCTATGTATGGCTCTTGTGCAGGTTCAGAAGGTGTGGATTTTGATGCTATGACTAAAGAGCATTGTATTAGTTGTGTAACAGCGAATGACCAATCAGAAGCTGATATGCAATCTAATCTTGCTAGTCAAATAGAAGCACAAAAAAATCCTGCAACTGTGTCAAAAACAAAGGAGTGGTAATGGCAGATATAACTATTGATGGTAAAGAATATAACAAGGAAGAAATGTCAAACGAACAAATAGCAATTGTTGGCAAACTTGCAAATATTCAACAATCAAAAAACAATCTTCTTTCACAAATTCAAGACTTAGAAATTTTAGCAGAAGTTTGGGTTAATAAATTCAAACAAGCTAAACCTAAAGAAGAAGAAAAAAAAGAAGAAGCTAAATAGTTGCTATGCAACTTTCAAAACATTTCACTTTAGCTGAATTTGAAAAAAGTCAAACCGCTACTAGAAAAGGAATAAAAAATAAAGCTGGTAGCGGAGAGATTAAAAATCTTACAGATTTATGCTATGAAGTTCTTGAACCCACAAGAGCAAAGTTCGATAAACCTATTACAATAACATCTGGTTATCGTAGTGAAGAATTATGCGAAGCAATAGGAAGTAAAAAAACCTCACAACATACAAAGGGTCAAGCCTGTGATTTTGAAATATCTGGTATTAGTAATTTACAAGTAGCTTTATGGATTCAAAATAACTGCGACTTCGATCAATTAATTTTAGAATACTGGAAAGAAGATGAAGAAAATT